TCGAGGTCACTGAGGCCCTGTACGACCACCTGATGAAGCTGGAGTACTCGGACCTGGCCGTCGAGATGGAGCACAAGGCCCGTCACTACTGCAGCATGATGGAGCGGTCGGGCTGGCCGTTCAACGTCGAGGCCGCAGTGGCCTTGTACGCGAAGCTGGCCCAGGAGCGGGACGTCATTCGTGCTCGCATGATGGCAACATTCCCTCCCCTGGTCATCGAGCGCACCTCGGAGAAGACCGGCAAGCGCCTGAAGGACAAGGTGGTCGAGTTCAACCCGGCCAGCCGAGACCAGATCGCCCAGCGCCTGATCGCGAAGTACGGCTGGAAGCCCAAGGAGTTCACCGAGGGCGGAAAGCCCAAGGTGGACGAAGACATCCTGAAGAAGCTCCCCTACGAGGAAGCACAGATCCTCGCGGACTTCTTCTTGCTCGAGAAGCGTGTCGGACAGATCGCGGAAGGCGACCAGGCGTGGCTCAAGCTCGAGCGGGACGGCCACATCCACCATTCGATCAACACGAACGGCGCGGTGACCGGACGCTGCACCCACTCGGCCCCCAACGTGGCCCAAGTGCCGTCGATCCGCGCACTGCATGGTAAGGGGTGTCGGGCGCTGTTCACAGTGCGGCCAGGGTTCAAGCAGGTCGGTGCGGATCTCTCGGGTATTGAACTCCGCTGCCTGGCGCATTACATGGCTCGTTGGGACCAAGGGGCCTACGTGGACGTCATCCTCAACGGGGACATACACACGGTGAACCAGCAGGCCGCTGGACTCCCGACACGTGACAACGCGAAGACGTTTTGTTATGCCTTCTTGTATGGGGCCGGGGACGCGAAGATAGGTTCCATTGTTGCGGCAGAGAAGTCAGCAACCGCACAGGCCTCTATCGGTAAGAAGCTCAAGGCACAGTTCCTTGCATCTCTCCCGGCACTCGGGAAACTGAAGACTGCTGTCGAAGCCAAGGCCAAGAAGGAAGGTTATCTCATCGGCCTGGACGGTCGACGCCTGTCGGTTCGTTCGGCCCACGCTGCCCTCAACACCCTCCTTCAGGGAGCCGGTGCGGCCATTGCGAAGCGCTGGGTCATTGAGGTCTTCGAGGAAGCAGAGCGTCGCGGCCTGAAGTATGGCTGGGAGGGCGACTGGACGCTGATGGGATTCATTCACGACGAGCTAGCCCTTGGTGTCCGAGAAGGTTTAGAGGGGGAGTTCGGGAAGATGGTGGTCGAGTGCGCACGGCGTGCTGGCGAGTTCTTTTCTTTTAGGTGTCCTGTCGATGCTGAGTACAAGATAGGAAATAACTGGGCGGAAACACATTGATGGATAAACGAGCAACTGCACTGCGGTTCATTGAGTTGGACAGCGGCTGTCTCGTCCCCCTCTCGCACCGCTTGAATGCTGACGGTTATTTTAGAAAGGCATGGAGTAAGCGGGGTACGGGGGAGGCGGAGATGTTTCACCGCTTTATCTGGAGGGCACACAACGGCCCAATCCCAGAAGGCCATGAGATCAACCACAAGTGCGGAAACAGGGCGTGCCAGAACGTTGAACACCTTGAGTGCATCTCGGGTAAAGACCACGCGATCCTTACGAACCTAGAGAGGTACTCGGAGCTTCGCGAGTCCGCCAGGAAGTACTGGGAAGAGACCCGATGCACGGGGACCCATCTGGCGTCCTTGTACGGTCGGACGGTTAGCTCTGCTTGCCGTTGGATACGTGAGTGGGGCAAAGCCTGATGCAACACACAGACCTCATGCACGTTCTGCGGGAGTGCCGAAACGCTCCCGTGTACGTGAAGGGCAACTTCGCCCGAGCTTCCGCAATAGACATCGCCATGGCCGCAAGCCTTGGCTTCATCACAACAATGGTCGAGTGGGGGGAGTTCACCAACCGGTGGCACCTCACGACCAAGGGCCTCGAGGTACTCAACGCTGAGTCCAAGAGCCGCAACTTCAAGCGAGAGAGAAAATGAACGCAAAGCAATTCAAAATCGGCGACAAGCTGCGCCTGAAGGCCGAAGTCAAGGGCATTCACCCGAGCGCCTTCCATGACCGCCTGGTGGTCGACACCGACGGCTACACCCATGATGGCCGCGTGGGCGTAGAGGCTCCGAATGGTGCCCCGGGTGACTTCTACCCGAGCGAACTCGAGGCCGATGGTTTCCGCGTGGGTGACCGCGTGGAGTTCGTCGAGGACTACAGTAGCACGCTGACCATGGGCGTTAAGGCGACTGTGACGCGTTTGGGCGACGACGACATCCTCTATGTGTCGGCAGATAACGGCACCCTGGGTAGCTGCTTCTCCAGGCGCGTGAAGCACGTCGAGGAAGTGGTCGAGGTAGTCGAGCAGGAAGCCGAACCGCAGCCGGTCACCTACCGCATCTGCGTGGACGGCAAGATCGGCACCACGGAATACCCGAGCCAGGCAGCAGCAGAGCAGGCAGCGCTCCTGCATGGCAAGGACGGCGAGGAGTTCTCCATCTGGGAGACGGTGATGGTTGCCGACTACCGCGTGAAGGTTTCGAAGAGCCTGGAGACCGTCTGATGGACAGCGTAACTCTCTACAACGTGTATGTGCGGGGGAACCTGCTCGCCTCCTTCAAGGCCCAGGCCCCGGCGACATCCTTCGCGAAGAACGCGGCCAAGTACGGATACAACTCGGGCAAGGAATTCGAAGTGATCGAAGAGGTATTCGGCCACGTCTCGAGCCGTCCGGTTCGCTACATCGTCGACGGGAAGATCCACAAATGCTCCTGATCGACGCCGACATCACATGCTTCTCGTCGTGCGCCAGTGCCCAGGAAGAGATCGAGTGGGACTCCGATACGTGGAGCTACTACTTCGACTTCGCCAAGGGCAAGCAGCGCTTCCAGGAGTGGCTCGACAAGGTCATCGACCAGGCGGGCATCTCGGAATTCAAGCTCTGCTTCACCGGGCGCAACAACTACCGCAAGGCGCTGAACCCGCTCTACAAGTCGAAACGCGGCCCGAAGCCGGTCGGCTATGGGGCACTCAAGGAATGGGCGAAGGAAAACTTCCCCTACTTCGAGAAGGACCAGCTCGAGGCTGACGACTGCATGGGCATCCTGGCGACCAAGTTCCCCGGCAAGGCGTTCCCCGCAACCATGGACAAGGATCTCTTGACGATCCCTGGACGCATGTTCCACCTCAACCAGAAACTCGAAGGCAAATGGGTCGAATCGAACGAGAAGGACGGCAATCGACAGTTCCTCCTGCAGGCCCTTATGGGCGATGCGACGGATGGGTACGGCGGTTGCCCGGGTATCGGCCCCAAGACCGCCGAGAAGCTCCTGGACAAGCACGGTGCAGTTTGGAAGACCGTGGTCGACGCGTACCTCAAGGCTGGACTCACTGAGGAGGACGCAATCATGAACGCACGGATGGCCCGCATCCTCCGCGCTGAGGACTGGGACTTCGAAAACAACGAGGTGAAACTTTGGACCCCGTAAGTCAATCGCTGGTGGGCCTCAAGTTCGACTCCGACAAGCCTCCCATGGCCCTCTTGGAACCCGAGTGGCTCGAGGGAGTCTCCCGAGTCCTCGGATTCGGTGCCAAGAAGTACGCTGCACACAACTGGCGCAAGGGCATGGCGATCACCCGCCTTATCGGCGCGTCTCTGCGGCACACCTTCGCGTTCCTAAAGGGCGAGGACGTGGACCCTGAGAGCGGCGAGGGGCACCTGTACCACGCATCGTGCTGCCTGATGTTCGCATCGTGGCTGATCCAACACAAACCTGAACTGGACGACCGGTTCAAGACGTAACCAACAAGTAAGCGAGAGAGAAATGAACGCAACGAAAGTAATGCTGAAGGCCGTGGTCCTTACGGCCCTCATGCAGGTAGTGCAACAGCAGCGCCGCGTGCCAACCCAAGAAGAGCGCATCGTGGTCGACAGCTTCAACGAGGAACTCATGGTCCTCGAGGCCACGGGAGCAATCCTGGATCGTCCGCTGGACGAGGTCTACCTGGACCTCCTCGCAGCCATCGACAGCCTCCCGAACACGAAGTCCGAGGTCCTGTAATGAAGACGTACTACGGCGGCTACTTCTGCCAAGCGACCCCCGAAGTTCGCAACAACGTACAGGGATACAAGGTCGTGATCCCTTCGTACAACAACCATGAGTCGTGGGTCCCTGCGGACTTCTTCGACCTGTTCTTCAAGGAACTCACGCAATGAAGCTCGAGAACCAAGAGTTCTATTGGGCGCTGGTCAAGACCACGGTCCCGAGCGGGCCTTACTCGCGCTACGAGGCAGCCCTTGGAACCTTCATGGGTGGCCCCTCGGGCACCTCGTCGGCCCCGCACCTGTACCGCAGCGAAGCGAAGGCCAAGGCCCGTGCTGGTAACGGGGGGCAGTGGCAGGTGGCCAAGGTGCGCCTGGAGATCGTCGAATAATGCCCAAGAAAGGTAGTTACCAAATACCGTTCGACAAGGACGGCAACCAGATGGGCTATGCGGCGAGGTGGCATGAGATCGAGTGGCGGGATAACACGCCCTTCATCGACACACTTACTTACGTAGGGTTCAGCAGGGGCCGTAGCGCCGCGACGCTTCACTTCGAGCGCTCGGACGGGACAGGGGTTGAGTTCTTCATGACGGACTTTGACGCTATTGTCCTGCTCCTGCGGGACGGTAAGCTGACCGGGACGTTCGCGTTCGTGAAGCGCGGCCAGAACTACGGGTGCCACATGCTTCAGGAGGTCGAATGATCAAGGACATCCACGAAATCTACGAAGAACTGGCCATCGGGTCCGAGGTGCTCTCGGTGGAACTCCAGATCGAACTGACCAAGCGAATCACCAAGCTCGACGAGATGACGCGGTCTAACCAAGTGACCCACGACATCTACCAGCTTGCCAAGGAGATCCAGATTCTCTCCACGCGGCTCCGGTGGACCCTGCACTACGAGATGACCAAATGACAACAGTGAAAGAACTCAAGGCGTACCTCGAGACCATCCCCGAGGACACCGAGGTGGCCGTGGCGTGCCAATACTCCGGTAGCTACCACTACAACGGGACCGAGTGGCGCGACATGGACCTGCACCCTTACGAGGGGAACGTCGAGTACATCATGGGCACCGAGGTTGTCCCTGGGACTCTCTATCTGGGGGACGCATGAAACTGACTGGCGACCGCAACCAGTGCCCGTGCTGCGCCGAGTACTTCAACTCGACCGTGGCTTTCGAGAAGCACCGCCGTGGGGACTTCGGGAACGAAGAGAACCCCCGCCGCTGCCTCACACCGATGCAAATGACTGCCCAGGGTATGGCGAAGAACGCCGATGGCTTCTGGGTGACCAAACTCAACACAAGGAGCTTCGCATGATCCCTGCACCCAAGTTCCGCAAGCCGTACGCAGCTCTCTTCCTGGGCTTCCTCGCGATCATCACCTTCATCGGCCTGTTCTCGACACCGGCTAACGCAGCCTACTACGGTGGTGGCTACATCTACGATGGCTGTGACTATGGCATCGACGCGGTGGTGTACGAATGACCTCCCCGCGCCCTATCGAGGAGCCTGACAACTCGCAGCCGGTGCAAATCACCATCATGGGCGTTTCAGCGTTCGATGGGTCCGTTATGATCCAGGCGGGCAATATGTCCATGCGCGTGGAGCGCGGCGAGATTCAGCGCATCGCGGGCGCGGCTGGCATGATCGATAGCCACGTGATTATGGCGAACCTTCGCAGCCTGGCTGCGAGTTTGGCGGAGTGAGGAATGACTGACGAACAGATTGGGCAGATTTATCACACGGCGAGAAATGCCGATACGTTTAGAGACTTCAAACGCGTGGCTCTCGACATTCTCTCCGCGAGCATCGCCGACACAGCGGTGGCGAAGCCGGTGGCGTGGCGCTGGCGACTGACTGCGGAAATCAACGGAAAGCAGTGGGGTCCGGGTCCGTGGGAATACACAATCTATCCGGAGAAGTTCGAGAGCCGAAGCATCTACGAAATCGAACCTCTCTACGCCACTCCCGCGAGTAATGAGCGTGCGGACGCCGCTATTCACCCACCCCACGCCGGATGATGCAAGCGCGTAAGTATTCCCCTGACTCAGGTCGGGGGAATTTTTTTCGTCTGATGGGTTGCATTATGTTGTACAAATAGGTACAGTCACATCCATGGCAAGTCGACTCTGTGTTCGACAACGCACATCGGGAAAACGATTGAGACGTGTAGTGTCCCAGTAGGGCCTGATACTTCCCTCATACCAAAGCGAGAGACCAACGATGAAGACCGCAGCCAAACAGAAGGCACCGACGAACCTCCACGAACTCCTTCGGATCGCCGCTAAGGCCCTGTGGCGCGGAAAGGCCTACGAACTCACCGCTTACCGCAACGTCGAGCAGTTCATCAAGGTGGTCGGCAACCTGGCCCTCGAGGACGTCCGGACTACGACCATCGACGACTTCATCCTGGAGGTCCAAGGGACCATCGCGGACGCCACGGTCAACCGCAAGCTGGCCAACATCCACACGGTCCTCAAGTACGGCTTCGAGCGCGAGTGGATCGCCAAGATGCCGAAGTTCGAATGGAAGGAAGAAACGGAGGGACGCACCCGCTGGTTGACAGAAGTCGAAGAAATTCAGCTGTTCGCCCTCTTGGACACCTGGGGAGAGGCCGAGGTCGCTAGGTTCCTTACGGTCTCCATCGACACCGGAATGCGCCGCTCGGAGATCCTGAACCTCGAGGAGAAGAACGTGGATGGACCGTGGGTTCGGCTGTGGGTCAACAAGACGAAGAAGCCCCGCTCGGTGCCCCTCAGCGTCCGCGCTCAGGATGCGATTGCCCAGGGTCTGCCCTTCGCCCTGGACGAGGGGAAACTGCGGGCTGTATGGCTGCGCCTGAAGGTGGCTATGGGCCTCGAGGGGGACGACGACTTCGTCCTTCACGCCCTGCGACATACCGCCGCAACCCGGACGCTGTCGAGGACTGGGAACATCGCGGTAGTCCAGAAGCTCCTCGGACACCGTAAGATACAGACGACGATGCGCTACGCCCACATCTCGGACGAGGACCTGCTGGCGGCTGTGCGGTAATCCTCTAACTTAGGGAAAGTTTACTGTTGGGTTTTTGTCACATTCATCCTACTTGTAAACCTTTCCTTCAAATGCTACATTTAATGCCGCCGCGAAAGCGTTTGCAACAAGTTGTAACGAATCTTGACCCCTCAAAGAACATGCAACTGATCTCTGTCTATTTGTCTGATAATACTACGGTGTCCTTGGTCTCCGAAGGCACCGAGGAAGACCCCGAGTCGCACCAGCACCACCTGCTGATCGACGGGAATCTCGAGTGCTCCTATAGCACCTGGGACCACGCTTGGGAAGAGTTTGGCCTCTGTGTTAGATGTACCACACTAACAGAAGTGGTAAAGGTTGCTAGGGACTGCACGAACCTGTACAGTACAAGCACTGAAAACACAAACGAGGACCAGCCAAATGAACGCAGTATCGGGCAAGAGTGTAGCTCCTGCTAAGGCAGATTCAAAGGCAGCAGACAAAGCGGCGATGAGTGTTGAGGAGCAGTTGAGGGCGGCACAAGCGGAGATCGCCCGATTGCAGGAGTTAGCCCGTGAGGAGGCGACCAAGTCGGCCCGCTTCCCTTGGGAAAACCCAGACATAATCCAAGCGCAGCCGCGCATGGGGTACAACTTCAAGATGGAACCGGAGTTGTACCTCAAGGTCAAGTGGATCGTTGAGAACGTGGGTGGGATGAAGTCGATGCAGGTGTTTCTGGACCGTGCGGCAAACGAGATGGCCGATGCGGTGATCGATAGGTTCACCAAGGTGAAGTGATCAGTGCCCCGCTCTGTCGGGGCTTTTTCCTACCTGTCTGTAAAGATGTAAAGAAACATGTCTTTACACACGGAACGTGATCACCTAAGATTTTTGGACACCAAGGAAGGAGGACACATGCTGATCGCGGTTGCAACGGAGAAAGGGGGAGTTGGAAAAAGCACGCTGTCGACGAACCTAGCGGGGCTGATCGCTTCGAAGGGACATCGCGTGCTGCTGGTAGATACCGACATCGACAACCAAAAGGGGCGCTACAGCTACGCGTGGGGGACCACACGGCGCAGTGAGGAGAGCCTCCCGCACGTAAGTCTAGCCATGGGCCAAGGTAAGGTGTACGCCGACCTGGTCGCACATCGAGAGGCATACGAAGTCGTGATCGTGGACGTGCCCGCAGGGAGGGGAGTGGAGATGGTGGACGCTTGCCTGGCTGCGGACGTCATCGTCATCCCCGTGGGCATCGGTCAGTTCGACACCTCAGGCCTAGAGCCGATGCTCCTGATTGCCAACCGACTGAAGACCGAGCGACCGGAGACGCGGATCCTTGTGGTCCTGAACAGCGTCCCTCCTAATGCGAAGAGGGACCTCCAAGACTCCAGGGAGATGCTCGAGGGCCTCAAGGACTACTTCAAGCCTGTCTCGAAGACAATCTTCAACCGCCAGGCATTCCGGGACTCGTCGAAGACGGGCAGGGCGGTAACGGAGTTGAAGCGCAAGGACCCGCGGGCCACCGAGGAACTGACGAACCTCTACGAGGAGATTTTCAATGTCTGAAAGGCCCAACATCAAAGGCCCCGCGCTGCCTGAACGGAGCGCAGACGATTCCGCGGTCACCAGGATGCGCCAGGAGGTCACGAAGGGCGTACCCGCTACCCAAGTGCCTCCGGAGCCTCACGAGGCCGCTGGCGGGGCTGTAGACAAGCCGCACGGGGTACTGCAGAACTACTTTGACACCATCGTCGAGATCGTCCCGAAAAAGGCCGACACGAAACCGATGAATCTGAGGATCCCCACGGAGCTCCATCGGCGGCTCAAGATCCTCGCGGGGCTGCAGGGCGTGACCATGACCGAGATCATCGTCGACTGCCTGGGGCCTGAGGTGGACCGCCGGGTCGCACGGATCAACAAGGGGAGGGTGTGATGGAACACGCTGCGCACTGGGAGCACGAAGGGCTGCTGGCCGACCGGGAGTTGATCGAGATGACCCGGGAGAACCTGCTCGAGGAGATCCGCCTGTTCCACCGGAAGAAGGCCCTGGGATACGCCGCTTCCTACCGGGACTGGATCGGAGAGGAGCTGGAGGTCCTTGGTGGCCTCATGGGGGCCTGGTGATGGCCAAGGAACCGAAGAAGCCGAAGCTGCTGGACGCCTCGTACAACACGATGCAGCAGGACCTGTTCGAATCCGGGCTGGCTGCGGAGATCGGGGGCAACGCCTTCATGCTCTGGAACGCCATCAAGACCCACGCAGACCGAGAGACTGGCATCTGCTGGCCTGGCGTCCGTCGGCTCGCTGAGATGACCGGGGCGTCCCTAGGGGCCATCAGCAAGTACATCGAGGTCCTCGAGGCCAAGAAGCTGCTGCGGGTCACCAGGGGCGAGAAGGGCCGTGGGAACGCCTACGTGGCACGAGAGCGCATGGACGTCCGTCTGGGGTCTCGCGTGCTCTGCACCATCGTCATCGACTACGTGCCCGACAAGCTGCCCGAGCAGATCCAGGCCATCGAGAAGGCGGTGAACGGCAAGACGGACCCGAAGGCCTTCGTCGAATGCGAGATCATCCCCGGCTCGGGATTCTCCTGGGACGCGGAGGCCGGAACGCTGCGTGCCGAGATCCCGTCGAGCGACGTGCCGAAGCGGGGATTCTTGGACAGCCAGCAGCCGCCACCGAGCGACGGCGAACAGCCTCGGCTCTTATAGTTAACATAGATAGTTCTTGTATACAGTGTGTTTCGCGAAAATGAACACTTCGGGGTAGTTATCCACAAAAAAATGAACACTTCCAATCGTCGGATGTTTACTTATCCACAGGCGGGGGTGTTCATCCCAGTGAACACTTTGGGCCTCCGAGGTGTTCAGAAAACAGCACCTTCAGACAAATGAAAACAATCCTCACACTTATCGCCGCCGTCACCTTGGCAGGCTGCAGCACCCCTGACTTCGACTGGCGCTACGCCGACCGCTCGTGCTCCATGCACTGCTCGGACGCCTACAACGAGTGCCTGTCGTCCAATCCTCTGACCCCAGGGATCCAGAAGCTCCAGTGCAACTCGTCCCTGAAGCTCTGCGCGACGACCTGCGGAGCCACACTCGTCAACAATTGAAGTCAAAAAGACCCCCTCAAGGTTCCCGTAATGGGTTCCCGAGGGGGTCTTTTTTTCACTTCGATAAATTCTATTACGTCAAGTCGTATCAGTGGAGGACGAGCTTCGTCACCACTTCCTTGAGGCCCAAGACGTTCACAGCGAACACCATGCCACCGCCGTACAGTGCCCACTTGATCTGCAGCAGGACCTTCTCGATGGCCTTCAGGGATGTCCCAAAGTCCTCCTGTGAGTCCTCGAGGTCCTCGAGCTTCTCTTCCTGTGCGTCCATCCTGAACTCCAGCTTCGCTACTCGGCTGTCGATGTTGTCTTCCATTTTCGTTACTCAATCGGCTGCGCTTTCGCGAGCAGCGTGGTCTTGTCGTTGCTCGAGTTCGTGTCACCGAACCAGAAGTGAATGGTGGCCAGCCAGGCGGTGCCTAGCGAGCCGATTAGGCTGTACAGGATCGCCTTGTTGGCGTCCGGAGTGTTGAGGAACATCATCCCCGCCACCAGGCCGAAGAAGCCGAGCGTGATGACCAGGGTGAGGATCGGAGGGACCCAGGAGCGCGTCGTGGACTGCATGGTGCGTGCCCCTTCGACGTCCTGGACCTTCAGTGCTGCGAGCGCCTCGGCATCCTTGAACCCCAGCGTGGCCATGGCCACTTGGAAGTCCTGGTCGGCCTTTCGCACGGCTGCAAGCTGCTCCGGGGTGGCCCCAGAGATCGCCTGCGCCACGGCGTCCTGGCGCTGCTCCACGGGGTCGTTGGAACCCGGAGTGAGGCCGAAGACCTTCTCCAGGGCTGTGACCGCCGTACCTGCCAAGGGGCCACCGATGGCCGATGCGATAGTCGGGGCGAGGCTAGTTACGGCACCTGCGATAGCTGACCAACTCATGCTGCTACCTCCTTGAGTCCGAGAAAAAACTCAGCCATCTCGCCAGAACGCCGGTTGACTAGGCCCGCGAGGACCTTGCCTGCCGCCTTGTTCCACTTCGGGAACTCGTGGCCTGCCTCTTCGACCCTGCCCTCGTTCAACAGGGAGAGCATCGTCGAGTGATCGAAGTTGCCTGTGCCCACGTTGTAGGTGAAGCTGCACAGCGCGGCCTTCTCTTCGTCTGACAGTTCGATCTTCACCACGGAGTCGATATGGGCACCAAGGGCCTCCACGCGATCCAGGAGATCCTGGTCAGCTTGGACTTGGGTCCATACCGTTGCTGGGCCGATCTTGGGTCCCGTTGCGCCGTAGCCAATGGTCCATGGTGCGGCACCGGTCGCGGGGTCGGGGTATGCCTTGAGACGGCATCCTTCGAACTCCTTAATAAGTTTCAGTGCTTCGTCGCACCACGTCATGTTTAAATCCTTTGTGAGGCTTAATCGGGGATGATGGCCCTTGCGCCCTCGTCGGGTTCCAGGGATCTCTGGCAGTGGTCCTTCTGGATCTTGTCGAGGAGACCGCAGAGGATGCAGCCCCAACGCTTCCCCTCGGCATCAGCTTTCGCTGCGCGACTCGAGATGGTTTCGTCGGGGTCTCCACCCGCCACGGTGTTCACGAACTGGTCCAGAGAGACCAGGAGGTTCCATAGGTATTGCATGGCGTTAGTCGAGGGTTAATCCAGCGGGAACGGAGGGAGAAGCCCAGGGACCTCAGAGACCGTGGGGAACCCTCGCGTCCCTGCCTGGACATCAGCCAAGATGCTGTAGGCTGTGTTCCATACCTGAGATCGCCACGCACGGAACGCTTGGCCTTCCTGTTGGAACTTAGGGACCGAGGGTTCATCAGCGTACGTAACAGCCGTTGTTAGGTTGTCGTAGTGATAGGCTTGGGCCTTGGAGTCCATGAGGGACTGCACGGTGTCCGTGAGGGATCTTTGGAGTTGTGCCGGGGTGGGACCTGGGGGGACCGAGGGCGCGTTACCGGCGGCTGCCCACTGGAGGTAGGCAACATAGTCGGTGTTCAGGGGGTCCTGGGGGATGAAGGATCCATCGGAGTCCCTAACGACACCCCCAGTAGTGTTGAGTGTGTAGGTCATCGTTTAGAGTTCCGCTGAAGCCGTGTAGGTAGCGCCGTTAAGGTAAGCGCCTGAAGGGTTGGAGGAAGCGAAGTAGACTAAGTACCCATCAACACCAGACGTTGTAAACCCGAATGTTCCTACAGAACCCCCGCCGCCTGTCGGAGTCGCTACGGTCAACGTAGGTGTTACTCGCATAAACACAGGGAAGTACCCCTTGGAAATGTTCCCGCCAAAAGAACCCGCGCCCGTTGAAAGAATCGACGGAGTTATCCCTGTCGCGTAATACCGTTGGCACAGGGCAAGCTCAAGGCCATACGGACGGCGTTCGAAGGGGGTCGCTACGGAACCTGCTTCGAGTTGAACGAGGCCCACGGTGCCCCCAGAGAACCTCACGGTTGCATTGGTGTTCGCCGTTAGAGTCACCTGCCCGTTCTTCGCTACAGCAGACCCGTTGACCGTAGCGGCAGCCGTGCCGGTCCATGAGAGCGTGAACGTCCCCCCTTCGATGTTGTTGCCCTCGATAACCTGCTCCATGCCCCCTGCGGGGGCCGTGACCAAGTTACCGTTGGCAGACGCTGCGAAGGTTAAGGACTGCCCACTCACGACCACGCGCCAACGGTCGAAAGTGTACTGATTGGCTCCGGTCGTTGCGGCCCCACTTGCGTAGGCCCGTTGGTTGACTCGGAAGTCTCCGTTGATGATCCGGTTCTTGCCGACAACCGACGAAAGGATGCTCTGGGCGTTCGTTGCCGAAGTGGCGGCTGCGGTAGCCGAGTTAGCAGCATTGGTCGCGCTGGTAGCGGCTTGGGACGCCGAAGTGGCCGAAGCTGAGGCACTGTTCGAACTATTGGTCGCCTGAGTGGCCGAGCTTGAGGCGCTGGTCGAGGCCGCTGCGGCGCTAGACGAAGCAGCCCCTGCACTTGTAGATGCTGAGGATGCCTGATTGGTTGCCGTGGTGGCACTGGTCGATGCTGAGGATGCCGAAGCGGAAGCAGACGAGGCGCTCGAGGCGCTGTTGTTCTCAGACGTCTTCGCAGCGTTCTGGCTTGCAAGTGCCGCTGCTGCACTGGCGGCACTATTGGATTCCGAGGTGGCCGCGTTGGTCGCGCTCGTCGAGGCGGCTGTGGCCTGAGTCGTCGCGATGCCTGCCTGGGTCGTTGCCGTGTTGGCGTTCGTTGCCGAGGCAGTTACCGCAGCGTTCGTCGAGGCCACTGCGGTGTTCGCCGTAGCGATAGCAGCCTGGGCCTGGTTCAGCGTGGTGGTTGCCTGCTGGGCCAGGGACGACACGTTGGTCTCGGAGATCGCGGCGTTGCTCGCGGAGGCTTCGGCTTGCACGGCTGCCGCTTGGGCTTGGGAGTTCGCTGCGGTAACCGTGGCGACCTGAGACGTGAGGTTGTCGATCAGTGCGTTGGTCGAGTCAGCCTCCGGGGCCACGTTGGTGCCCGAAAAGAAGGAGGTGGTCATCTGTTGATCAGTAGTCCGTGTTGTAGGCAGGAGAGACGGCCATTGCCGACTGCTCCATGTCAGTCATGCGGGCCTGCTCGTCCAGGTCGTCATAGAGTTGGTTGAAGCGTCCTTCGAACGTGGCCGTGCGGTCGTCGACGAAGTAGTCCGTCGCGTAGCTAAGGGCACCGTAGATAAGGAGGTCGGCAGCGATCTGGCCGAAGAGGTTCTCGTCCGTGTCCGCAACCATGGGAGGCTGCGCTGCGTGGTAGACCATCGTGGTCTGGTGGCCCGCAGGGAGAGTCGGCTTGATGAGGAGGGAGCCGCCCACACGCACGTAGTACCTTGGGTCCCCGGGGGCCATTTGGAGCCTCAGGAAGTGCCCGAGGTCCCTGGTCTCCATGAGACCGCAGTCACTGTAGAGGTACTTGATGCTGAGGAAATCGGGAGGGAGGACAATCTGGTCCGAGGGAACGTCTTGGGTCCCCTGGGTGATCATCATCTTCTCCATGCCAGGAATGCGGAGCGTGCGCTCGATACGCGTCTGGGCCATTCCGAGGAACTCGTTCAGCAACTCCGTGGTTGCGTCGTTTCGGTTCAGGATCGCTGCGAGCTTCGTGCGGAGTTGTAGAAGGTTCATGTCTTAGATAGCCTTTTCGGTGGCGAGGAAGTACTCGAGGTTCTCGTTCTTGAGCTTCGCCACGGTCTTCTTGATCGGCTCCTGGAACACGTCATATCCATCGCGGTACCACTTGTCTACGAGGGCCGCAGGGATGGAGGCTACGTGCATCATTTCGCGCTCCCGCACGTTGTGGGAGGCAAGGCGCTTGTCGGCCAGTGATTGCAGGAGGGAGTCGGGGATTACTTGATGCGTCTCGATGATGTGGCCGTCCACGTTGGACTGGACCGACACGTTGACGCCATTGTCGAGTTGGATCATGGGGAAGAAAAAGGCCGATGCGCGGCGAGAGTGGACCGGCACCGGCTGTAAAGGAATTTGGAGAGGCCGCGAGTGGGCCTCAGAAGGGAACTACAGGGGCGGAAGGAGGCACACGTCCTCTCCCCTCTTACCCGTCACGGACGGACCCCAGGGCCATTACTGGCCGATGGTGACGTTCGAACCCGTCAGGCCACGGATTGCAGCCGACGCCTTCTGGTTCAGGTGCTTCAGCGAGAACTCGCCAATCAACTGCGTGCGGTTCGCATCGCCGGTCACTGCGAGCGGGATACGGGTCCACGGACGCAGCACAGCGATCTTCCAGTACTCCGGAGCGAACAGGAGTGCCGAGTCGGCCTTCATGAAGCGATTCAGCACGACCTTCTGCTCACCGAACGGCGAGACGTACAGATCGACCACGTTGACGACCGTCTTGTCTGCCGAGCCATCGAAGAAGCGCGTACGGCCAGCAGCAGCCGTGAAGCCTGCCACGGTGAGCGAGTCACCCGGCTTGATCATCATGATCTTCGCTTCGCCGCCGCCTTCATACAGCTTCTGGTTCGCGGTCAGGATGTCGTTTTCCGACAGAGCAACCGGGGTTGCCGTGTGGTCGATCACGTTGCCCGCGTCGATCAGCGCTGCACCCGTGGCACCCGTGCCGAACACGTTGCCGAACTTGCGTGCCGTGGTCTCGTTACCGACCGCAGCGTTCTGCGCCGTACCGATGAGTGCGTACTCGAGTTCACGCTTCAGTTCTGCCGACTTTTTGGACAACTGAAGAGCCGTTTCCTTGGCTCGGCCGTAGGTGCTGATCTTGTCAGCCGTGTTGGACACGCGGACCGTCTTCGTGAGGATCTGCGTGTAGTTCGACAGCATCGTGGTAGCGTTCATTGCGCTATCCGAAGCATCTGCGCCTTCAACTGCAGCGTTCGAACCGACTGCCGCGAGGCTGTCTTCTTGCCACTGGAACAACGTGTTGTGGACCGATTCGGTCTTCACCAACGTCTGGAAGGGGGTATTCGTCGGGCTGATGTTCGAGATCACGTCCGAAATATCTTCCTTCACGCCGACCATATCGTACGTCTTGAATGCAGTGCTGCTCATTGTGTGTATTCCTAAAGATGGAGTGAGGGCCGCGAGGATGTGTGTGCGGCCCTTGGGGTACTTGAGAGTGTTGGGTTAAGACCAGCGAGCCATCAACAAGTCCGCAGCGTCCTCGGTGGATCCCGACTTCGCCAGGCGCTGCTTGAGCTTCGTGGTGGTGTCGACCTTGTTGGCCGACGAGGAGACAACCTTGTTGGGCTTGAGGACCTTGGCGGGAGTCTTGTTGACCTTCTTGGTCACGACCGACTTGGCCTGGTCAAACTTCATTGCCTTGTACATCATCTCGAGAGCGAACTGATCGACCACTCCGTTGACTACATGCTCGGGCATTCCCTTGGAGACCGCATACGACCGCACCTCTTCATACGTCTTCGGGTTCCACCCATTGACGTTCTTCGAGAGGTACTCGACGGCCTTGGTCGCCGCTTCCTTGACTTGCTTCTGGCGTTGATCGTTCGCAGTTGCAACGAACTGGTCAACTTCCTGGGTGATGAAACGCACTTCCTCGTAGGCTGCCTGGGCCTCAGCGCGAAGGGCTGCGAAAGAATCAGCGTCCAGTTGCTTCGATGCGACGAGCATGTCGATCTTCGCGTACGGCTCCCATCGGGCCAGTGCCTTCTGGTGCAGGCGATCAAGCTGCGCTGCCGCTTTCTGGTTTGCTTCTTCCACTGCCTTGCGCTGGGCCGCGACTTGCTGCGACTTCTGCGTCAGTGCCGCCTCTTGACCATAAAGGCGCTTCAGATCCTTCACGGATACCTCGAGGTCCTTGTCGTCGACCTTGAGCTTGACCACAGCATCGTCGTCGAGAACCTTGCCCTTCTTGGGCTTGGTTTCCTCGGCTTCTTCGCCTTCGTCTTGCTCTTCGTCCGACTCCTCGGCCTCTTGAGGGTCCTCTTCGGCTTCCTCTGCTTCTTCGGGGTCTTCTTCGGCTTCCTCCCGCTCGACTGGTTCATCATCCTCGTCGCTCGGGTCTTCGTCCTCAGGGTCTTCGGATGCCGTTGCCGGGTCCTCTTCACTCCATCGGTTCAGAAATTCATTTGCTGCGTCAGCTTCGTCTAATGCTTCGAATGACGGCGCAGCATCAGCCACGCCCGATTGGGTGGTGGTCGTCATGTGTTTTACTCTTCTTCAGTGGGGGAAAGGAGCGAGTCTTTTTGCGTGACCCAACTCCGAAGTTCGTTCGTGATGTCCTGCAGCGCCCGAAGCTGGAAGAAGCGGTTCTCCCGCAACTCCTTGGCGTTCAGGTCGCTTGCAGTGATCTCGGCGAAATATTGGTTGTAGAGTTCGTTCACCGAAGTGATGAACGCCTCGTTTGCTAGAAGCTCCTCGGCAGCAGTGCCGCGTTGGAGCATTAGGGTTTGGTCCATTTAGGTCCTGAGAACCGCTTGGGTTTGCGGTGGGTTCTTCTCCATCTCCTTCTCGGCCAGGTGAAGCTCTTGCGTGTGCAGCGCTGCCGTGGACTCGGCCACGAACTGCTTGACATCCACCTCGCGACCCTTGATGACCTGCTCCATCTGCATCTGCATCTTCTCCAGTTGGAGCTTGAGCATCTCGATTTGAGCGTGTTGGTCGGTCTTCTTCGCGGAGGTTTGAGCAACAGACTCCTGGACTTGGACCTTGCGCTGCTCCAACTGCATCTCTTGGACCTTGAACGGGTCAGGCTGCGGGGGCGGCAGGGTCTTCGGATCGGTGAGGAACTGGTTGACTTGTTTGATGCCTGTCTTCTCGAGGGCAGTCTTGAACACGGCGTATCGGTTGGCTTCGGTGTAGAGGCGTGCGTTACCCGGGTCAGCGGCAAGCGTCGAGTGGATCGTGAGGAACTTCATCGCCTCTTGCTGTTGCTCGTTGTACCCGAGCTTCAGTTCGACGGTACATGTCACCTCTTCCGACCATTCCGTCGGATCGACCTGCACGAAGTTGCCAGCGATGCGGACCACCTTCGTCTGCTTCTCGTTAAGAAGGACCAGGCGGTACACCTCGAGGTACAACTCCTTGACGAAGTGGTTCGCGAAGTTCCGAGCGATGATCTTCTCGCGCTGCTGCGACAGGCTGACCATGTCGTTCAGGGATGCCTGCGAGTTCTGCTTCGAGATGGCGTCCTTGTTCAACCCTTGGGACAGCCGCGACACACCTGTCACCTCTTCCTTGTCCTCGTCCAACATCTGGATCGTTTGGAATACGAAGGGATTCAGGCCTGACTGCGGCATCGGGAGGATGCCATCGGGGCGCGACACGTTGACCAGGCCACCGACTCGGTTCTCGAGGAGTTCCTTGGGGTTCTGCACGGCACCCTTGACCACCATGAGGCGTGGGTTGTTGGTGATGACCGTGTGATCCAGGATGCCTCGGACGAGCACCGTGCGCGCGTTCTGCGTCGGGATGACGCGGGCCGCATAGTTGCCACCATAGAAGGCATGGGGGAGCGGCAGCGGCGTGAAGCAGATGAACGGCTTGCGGTCGACTTGCTCCTTGTCGAGCAGGACGTCCGTACCGGCCAGCGTGATCTTCCACAGCTTCGCCTGACCCGTGCCGTCCATGTCGATAGGCATGTAGGCTTCGGTGATGAGCACGTGTTCAGTCTGCTCTTGGTCCTGGTCCTCCTCGAGGTTGGTAACTCCGGTGCCGATGTCTTCGAAGCGGGCGAGCCGCTCTGGGGACATGGACAACTCGTCGTCATCGTTCGTTCCGACGCTGTAGACCAGATCCTTGTCGTAGCCCATGGAGATCAACTCGGACTTCGTCTTGCGGGTCCGGTGGGCCACGAAGTGGGCCTCCTCGATGCTGGGGGCCGTCGAGGTGATGAGGAATTCCTCGGGTGCTATGGGGACGTAGCGGACCTGGGACTTGTCGATCAGGCGTGTGATGGTGCCGCTGAACAGGCCCGTCTCCGGGTCGTGCTCGGCCTTCACTTCCTTCACGTCTTCCTGGGACTGGAGCATCTCGAGAGAGTCGACGTCAACGTCACTGAACTCCTCTTCCTGCTCTTCCTCACGCTTGTCCCAGAACACCTTGACGATGCCCGTGCGGGCCATCAGGCCGTCTTGGATCACCGAGGCGAACGTGCCGTAGCTGTCGTTCTGCCGGTGGATCACGTAGTCCGCATACTCTGTAGCGATCCGCATGGGTTCGACGTCATCGTCGGTTTGCGGGTCGAACGATACGATTTTGTTGCCTGCGCTGAAGGTCTCCAAGAGCACAGCCTTGAGGGACTCCACCGCATCGAACACGTCCATTGAGACGTACTTCGAATTACCTGCGTGGGAAGGAGCGGGCTTTTCGCCATGGTAGTACTCCATGACCTTCTTGCGCTCGTCGGACAGCTTCGATGAGTAGTACTCGACACTGGAGGTGGAGTACTTCTCGACGAGAGCCTTGAGTTCCGATTCCGACACAGGCTTGAACTTCTTGGAAGCCTTAGCCATTAAATCATTTCGATGTAGAAGTCATCTGTACTCTCAACGGGAGTAAAGCGACCTTCGTGGATGAAATTCGCTAGTGCGAGGGACATCACACAGTCATCGTGACAACCCGGTTCCGCTTCCATCTTGCCCTCGTCGGTCACCACGTAAGTGATGAGTTCGCGGAGGGTAGTCTTGTCGACGACCTCAATATCCTTCTCACGGAGCGACGCGCGGAGCTTGTCGATGATGAGAGGCTTGGTCTTGGAAGTCGTGCGGAATCCGTAGACTTGGGTCTCCTGCTCTGTCTCTTTGTCGACGTGAGTCTCGAAATAGAGTGCAGGGTACGCCAGGTCTTTGCCGAGGCGGGTGACTGTGAGAATGCCGTGGTTGTTGTTTTCCACAGCGAGCTTGGCGGTATTGAAGAAGTAGCCGAGCTTCTCGAGCACTGTTGCGAAATAGTCTGGATGCACCTGGGACCGGTAGAGGCCCACTTGGCGCTTCTGTGAGTCGAGGATCTGTGCGACGGACCAGTCCCCTCCTTTGACGCCCATTGCCACGTCCGCGCCGATGTAATACTGCTCACCGGGGTCGTGTAGGCGGTAGAGGATGAGGTCGCCGCGTTGGGCCTCCTCGAAGGACTCCCCGATCAACTCCATGCGGCTCTTTATGTCCGGAGCGGTCTGGAGGTATCCATGGATCTGTTGGGTGTGGAAGACCGGACGGCCCGAGGTCAGGAACGCTTCATCGGCGTGGCAGGGGTACTCCTGCTGGAAAAGCTCCTCCCCGTTCATGGCGATCTTGTGCCGCCTGAACATGAGCTGCTCATCATCCAGACCGAATTTGTCGACCAGTTCCTGCTCCTTTGGGGTCCTTTCGAACCCTTGGGGAACTGGGGCGCGATACTCCCTCTGGACGAACCATGGGATAAACACCGCTTCGTAGTCCGACTTACCCTCGACTGCCTGGGTCCAGATGTTATGGTAGGGATTTCCTATACCGTTGGCCGTTGATTCGACGAACACGAAGGTTCCCGGAGAATTTGGGATTGCCTGCGTAAGGCCGTTGATGTTGTCTTTGGCTGTGGCGGCAGGGTAAAAGGCAGCTTCCGACATGTGGGCCAACTGGATCGTCTCCCCGCGCCCAACGCCCTCACCGCCTGCGGTAGCGACCATATAGGAGCTATCCAAGATGTCGAACGAGAGTTCGCGGCGGGAGGAGTACTTGGTGTGGGGCTTGAGGATCTCGGGGCAGTGCTCGTGGATGCGCTTCGTCATGTCGAAGAGAGCCTTAGTACTCTCTCCCAAATGCGTCATGACAATGGCTTTGACTGCCCGGTGTTGTGAGGTGTACCAGTAGAGAATCGCCTGGATTACCGTGGATAGGCCTTGCTGGCGTCCTTTAAGGATCACCACACGGACCTTCCCGGTTGTCTGAAGCTGTCTGACGACAGTCTTCATGAATATGGTCTGGGCCTCGTTGAGGACCAGCGGGACTACGGTCCCTTCTTTCGTCCGGATCTTTACGCAGTGCTTGGCATAAAACGTGAAGTCCTCATAGAGGCGCTGACGCACCTGTGCTGCAGTTTCCATAGAATCCCCTCGATGTTAAGTAGGCGAGTGCCGCCTCCAGAACAGAGGGCGAGTCTTTGAGTTGTCCAATTCCGCTATTGCAACTGGTGCAGAGCATTCCCCGGACTTCTCCGGTGGCGTGGTTGTGGTCTACAACTAGTCTCGAGACCCTTTCCCCGCATATCTCACAGCAGTGCCGAACGGCTTCCTTCATTCCACGCAGAGCTTCTTGCGTGAGTCCGTAAGACCGCCTGAAGTGCCCTTCCATAGCTATTCGGTTGATGTTCTCGCGAGGGCGGGAGTTGGCATACGCCCTCGCACATGCCTTACACTCGGCTTTTAAACCGTTCTTGTTTCTTGCGTCTTTTCCAAACTCGAAGAGTGGCTTTGAATGCCCGCATCGAGTGCAGGCCTTCTCACTCATTCGTTGTCCTTAACTTCGTTCGCCAAATCGAGCAGGAAGTCTTCCGCACGCTTGACGTTCAGGTTGGTTTCGTTGGCGGGCTTCGCCAGTGTGAAATCGAGCAGCGTTCGTGCTGCTGCGAGTTTGTCCTTCGGACTGATGTCCTCGAGGTGCATCACCGCAGCTACGGTTTCGATGGCCTCGCGGGCATACTGATCCTTCGGGAGGACGTATCCTTTTTCTTCCATGGTTTTCAGTAGTTTTAAGCCCTGGGTATGGGCGTAGGCCCACACCTTCTGGCGCATGTGTTTGGTCCACCCCGCCTTGGCCCCGAAGGGCCGTTTGGGGGTAGTCTTTCTCCGGGAGCGCCACTCGGCTAGCTGGGCACGCCCCTCAGGCGTCTGATTCAGCTTCGCGAAGTGGCTTCCCGGGTTTTTTCGGCCCTTTCGAGCGTCCGGTTTCGGTGCTTGCGACACTGGGTTTCTCGATGGTGTCCAGGCGAGTCCGTATGGACTTCTGAGCGGCCAAAAGGGTCGCCTGGGTGGTTGGGACGAGGTGGGAATGGGGGAGTTGGAAGAGGACCTCCTCCCCACATGCCATTTTTTCCTCGTTGGTGAGCGCTGCGTCTTCCCATACACGGTCGAAGGCACGCAGCAAGTGGATAATGTCGATGAGTTTCAAGGGTTATTTTCCGTAGCGGATTAAAGTTTCGGCAACGCGCTTCGCTTCAATCTGCTGGTCGGTAGACGCACCCTTCATGAAGTCATCGAATGCCTTTTGGCGGGCCTCGTTGGGGTCCTTAGCAGTCTTCACGTTCTTCGTGTCGATCAGTTTGGCCACCAGCTTCTGAACTTCAGGGTCCTGGGCTTGCGCCAGGGCCTGCTTCTGGATGATCTGGCGGCTTTCCTTGGCCGAGTTCCACGCGGGAACGCTCTGGATGTCCCCAGTGGCCTGTGCGATGGGCGACGGGCCTGCAGGAGCAGCTTGAGCGGCCCTCCGTGCGTCCCGTTCAGCGAGCGCTTGCGGCGTGCGATCACCATGCTCCGCCTTGAGGAGGCGCTGGATCTCGTAGAACGATGCACGGTCGATCTCCTTGGCTCCTGAGGTCATCAGTTGGGTGATCTTCGGGGCCAGCGTGGGATGATCGTTGGCGATCCGCTGCAGGGTCGGGAGACCCGTGGCGTTGCTGATGGGACCTTCGGGAGTACCGACGTGAGACATCAGTTCCGTGAGTCGTCCGTGGCCAGTGTCCAGGCCGGGAGCGTTGAAGCTGCCGTCCATTACGCTGGTGAGACGACGCTCCGCAGCCTGCGCCTTAACGTGAGCCTGTGCGGCCTTCGTTGCGGGCTGAAGCTCGTCTGCGGGGACGAACGTCTCCTGGCCGTTGTGATCGACTCGGACGTACGTGCGCCCATCTGGGCCTGGCTGCGGCTCGACGTGCTTTACCGTGACCGGGATGTCCGTATCGGAATTGCGCCACACCGCGACGTTGCCTGGAGTAGCCACCTCAGCCTTCGCTTGGGCCTTTTGGGCCGCTTGGAGAGCCGGGGACGCTGGGGCCTGGGGACCCATGGCGGCAGCTTCGGCCTGGCTCCGCATGACCTTCGAGAACTCGGACATCTGATCCGCATTGCGTGGAGGGCCGAACTGGTTCGACATACCAAGCAAGTTGGTCGGATCACTGTGGAACTGGTCCGCGAGGGCCTGCTTCTGCGCCAGTTGGGTCTTCAGGGACTCCTTCGACGCGGCTGCGTTCGCTGCCTCTTGGGCTTGGAGCGCCGCACGCTGAGCGGGGGTGACCTGAGGGCCGATCTGGGCCGCAAGCTGCTCGGCCTGCTGCTTGGCGTAAGCCTGTGCTGCCTTGGCCTGGGTTGCGTTCATCTGCGGACCCACGGACGCCTCTGCTTGCGCGGCTTGCTGGGACTGTTGAGCCATACCAGCACGGTTCGCCTGTCCAGATTGTTGAGCGCGGAACATGTAGTCCCTTGCTGCCGCTTGGGCCTCTGGGGTGAACGGGTTTGCGGCTTGGGCTTGCTGGCGTGCCTGCTGGGCCGCTGCTTGGGCACGTTGGAAAGCGCTGTCGCCCTGCTTGAATCCTCGGGCGTCCTGGCCTGCCGTCTGGGCTGCTGCACGGGCCGCTTGGGCCGCTTGCGCGGCTTGGGCGAGGTCCTGGGCGCTCTGGTTAGCGGTGCCCTGCCCGAAGCGCTTGAGGAACGCCTGGGCCATGGGGCCTTGCTGCAGAGCCGACTCGATGTTCGCCGTGCGGTTTGCACGACCACCGAGCAGCGCGCCCATCACGTAGTGACGCACCGGGGCGAGCGTGAGAAGGCTCCCACCAGGGACCACATGGGAGACCGCGTGCAGAGCACCGTTGTCGACCAACGTGCGGGCGAGGCTGGCCACCTTCCCCAGGTTCGCTGGGGTCGGTGCAGTCAGCGCAAGGGTCCGCTGGTGCATCTGGATCGCATCTGCCACCGCATCACCGTTAGGGAGTTGGCGCAGGGCGCTGATCTGGTCGTCGCTGAGACCTCGGGCACGGTTGAGGGCGCTCAGGAGAGTCTGTCGGTCCTCCGTCTTCGGCATCTGGCGAAGCTGGTCGGCAGCTTCCTGAGTGTAGCGGCGAGCAAGTGCGTTGGCATCGGCTGGGCCTAGCTTCGCGCCCTCCTGCGTCGCGCGACTGTTCATCGCCTGGAGATCAGAGAGGATCTGGGCGTCACGCTGCCCCCCCTCGACGCTGCCTGCCTTCAGCAGGAACGAGTTTGAGAGTTGGTTGTCGGTAGCCTTCGTGAAGGCACCACCAAGCCCGCCTCCGACCGCTCCGAGGCCCATGCCAGTTGCAAGCTGCCCTGGGGTGACGTCGTCGAGGTAGTTTGCGTGGCCGAGGACCTGTGCGGCACCCTCGGTCATCCCTGCGGCACCACCGGCCATCACTCGGGCAGCACGGGAGGCCGTGGGAACGGCTTCGATGGCCTTGTTGACCAAGGAGATGTCACCCGCACCAGGCACGAAGGCCGAGCCGATCTGGCCAGTTAGGAACGCCGGAGACTTGTCCTCGTAGTCCTGCACTTGGCCAAGGACGTTATGGTAGCGATCCGAGAACGAGCCGCCATCTTGGTAGTTGACCGCCGCGTTGAGGGCTGCACCGGCCTTGTCGGCCATACCAAACGTGAGGCCATCAACCACACCGTGAGCCGCGTTACCGAGGGCTTCGATGGGGGAGTCGGTGGCCTCGTCCGCAGCGCGTTGGAACCAGCCCTTCTGCGGCTGTTGGGCTGCTTGCTCGGCTGCGATCTGCGCCGGTGACTTCTGGCCTGGGAGAGCGAACTGGGTGTTGTCGCTCGGGGGCGGTGCGCCGTATCCGTTAGGGTCCGGGTTCGCGGGGGCGGAAGCAGCTTGCGCAGGCTGTCCAGAGGGCGCTCCTTGGGCCTGTACTGCACCTGAGGCTACCTGGGCATTGCCTGCGTCTTGCGGGGCCTGCTGAGGCGCTGTGGACGCACCGGAAGAAGCATCAGCTAGCGGGAAGTTGTCCCACCAGTTCCCCTTCTCGATCCGACCAGCGACCTGCTGGCCATACTGGAGGGTCGTCGGGGCGTTGGGGTTGCGGGGATCGCTAACTGCGATGCCCTTCTGTGCTTTGTCGATTGCACCAGGGCCACCGTAGTAGCCTGCGGCTGTCAGCGCGGGGTCACCCCCGGCCTTCTCCGACAACTGCTTGATGTACCGGACACCTGCTCGAGCATTGTCGACGGGGTCATTGATGTCCCATCCTTTGTCGGCCACGGAGTGAAACGTCGCGGGGATAATCTGCATCCCGCCGTGGGCGTCCGCGTTGGACGTCTTCGTGTTCTTTCCGCTTCCGGACTCTTGCTGATAGATGCTGCGGGCAACTGCGGCGTCCTGGGGACTCGCACCCTCTGCGTCCAATGCAATGTCCATCGGGCTTGCGATAGGGAACGAGTCCCAGGAATCTGCCATGGTTTAAGGAACCTTTCTTTGTTTACCGTTGGGGTCAGTGAAGATCGTGCCGCTCGGGAGCTTGCTTGCTTCCGCGAAGCTCGATACCTGCACTGGTTGGTAGCCAGCGCCGGTGGACGACCTGGTAGGAGGAGTTGCTTGGGGCGCTGCAGGGGCCTGCGGGACACCGAGGTCCTGACGACCGTTAGAGCCGTACGGGTTGATGGGGCGGTTTGCCGCTTCACTACCCCGCTTGACGACTCCTGTGTAGAAGTCCATGCGGCTCTTGAGGATCGGGTTGGCACGCTCGTAATACGCATCCCAGACAGCCGGGGAATCCGAGGGACTCGGGACCGATCCAACTGCGCGGGTCCACTCGTCATTACTGAGTGAGCCGTTGAGGCCTGCAACTTCCATCTTCGCGCCGTCAATCTTGGCGTTATTCAGAGTGTTGTAGTCCGCAGCCGCTTGCGCCATCGAGCCTCCACCCACCGCCGCTGCAGCACGCTGGGCCATCGAAGGGAGCGCTGAGTAAGCCTTGAGGTACCCAGCGCGGCTCGAGTCGGTCTTGAGCGTCTCCGTGAGGTTCCGCGCAGCGTCCATTCCCGCCTGAGACTGCTGGAGGTTCGTGAGCACCGGGATCGCAGCATTACCGTTCGTCTGGTCTTGCTTCATGGCGGCCCGTTGCGCCTCCATGGTGTTCTCACCGATCTTGTTGTTCATCTCGAGCATCTTCTGCGCTCTGACCTTGCCCAGGACGTAGTCTTGGACCTGGCTGTTCGGCAGAACCTGCGGCTGCTGGCCAGGCATCTGGACCATCGAGAACGCGCCGTCCTGGCCCACCGGGGTGACCCTGGGCGTGTTCAGTTCGCGTTGCTGGTTGAGCGTCGAGTCGAAGTTGTCATTGAACGCCTTACCTGCGTCAGCCATGCCCGTCTTGAAGTCCTTGCCACCCATCATCGCGGAACCTGCTGCAATTAGGCCGTTGTCCATCGACAGGGACGGGTTCGTCGCCTGGTTTGCGAACATCGCCTGGATGGCATCGGAGTTAGGGTAGCCGCCCATGGCCTGGGTGATCGGCGTCTGCGGGGCCTGCGGATCCATGGCTTGCGCCACAGGAGTCTGCGGGGCCTGCTGCGGAGCCATGGCCTGCGCCACGGGGGACTGCATGGGAGCACCACCGCCGAACATCGACTGTCCGGCCTGGTTGTTCATCGGGTAGCTGTAGGAATACGGCAGGTCCGTGGACTTGTCGGTCCCGTAGAACTGCAGTGCCTGCCCCAGGTACGCCGGGAGACTGTGGGACCCATCATCGCGCGGGTCAATGCCCGGAGGCATGTCAAACGAGTAAGCCATTGGGGCCTCCTTAGTAGCCGAACGCGCTGAGGCCCGCGGGGGCCTGTGATGCGTTCATGGCCGTGGTGGCCTGTGTGGTGTAGTCATTGCCGCCAGGCATCGTGAAGCCGCTGTTGTTGAAGTTGGTGCCACCTGTGTTGCTGTATCCACCGAGCTTGTCCGCGATGCCGTAACCCATGAGACCACCACCGGCAGCGCCTTGGATCGCACCCGCAGCCGTCGAAGGGCCGACCGACGACACCGGCTGACCGCCCCATTTCCCGTTAATCACGTTCATGTACTGACCGTAGAGGTTCAGCGGGGTGGACTGCTGCTCTTGGAACTGCTGCATCGCGGCGTTGTTCTGCGCCTGCTCCTGTCCCTGGTAGAGGCCGCCTGCAGCGTTGAGTTGGTCGAAGTTGTTGCCGTTCGCCTGTTGGCCGTTGAGGAGACCCGAGGACCCCATCTGATACGCGTTGCCGAGTTGGTTGTTCGCCGTGAGCGCACGATCCGAGTTGGCGTTGTACTGCGACTGCGCCGTCTGGAGGCCCGTGTTGAAAAGCTGGCCTCGGATCTGTGCCGCTGTGTCGGCCATCTGCTCCGAAGCGTTGCGCTGGAGGATCGCTTGGGTCACCCCGGTACGTGTGGAGTCTGTGTTACCGTTTCCTGCAGCCGTTACAGCCAGCGAGGGAAGCTGCGACTCGTTCAGGTTCCGTGAGGCATCGCGGTTGGCTGCGTTGACCATCTGCGTGGCCATATCACTGTTCGCCAGTCCGTTTGCGTAGTTCATGAACCCTTGGGTCGGGTCCTGCTGTGCCTGCGCTAGGAGTCCTTGGGCGTTGGTGCCATACTGCGAACCCGTCTGCGTGAGGCCCATACCAGTGTTGTAGAACTGGTTTGCCGTGTTGATGCCGTTACCGTTCGCGTAGGATGCGGTCTGGTCGGCTCCTTGGGTCTGGTAGGGATTCAGGCCAGCTACGCGGGGTCCGCTGTACGTTCCCATGCCCAGGGCATTGTGGAGCGCGTCTTGGGACCCTTGGAACTCGCCGCTGATATACGGCTGCGCTGCGGACCAGGGGGAATTGGCAGCCTGGGCTGCGGACTTTTGGGCATCGGCGGCATTGCTCGAGGCGATACCGCTACCGACCGCGCCGACTGCTGCTGCCCCTACTGCCGCTGCGGCCACATGCGAGCGCATGAAGATCGCGGGGGCGAGGAGCTTGAGGATTGACTTGATCATAGGACCTTGGAAAAGAGGCGCTCGGTTTCCCGCCAACCCATCCGCTCAAAGATCGGTCCCATGTCGAGGTGCAACTTGGTCCCGGAGAATACCTTCTTGACCCCACGGGCCTTGAGGGTCTTCTCCACGTACTTGAAGAGCTTTACGCCTGTCCACCCCTGCCGATGCTCCGGGGAGATGTAATAGACGTCAGTAAAGCCGTGGAGGTCGTTCTTGTAATGGAGGTGCGGACGGACGATGCTGATGTGGTAGCCAACGATCTTTCCGGCCTCGCGGGCCGTGACGATGTGTAGCGCCCCAGAATCACAAAATGCTTCGTACTGCCGATAGTCGGGGGCCAGCTTAATGGTGTCGTGGTCGATTGCGACCTCTTGCCAATGAGCGGGCCACAGGGCCTCCATTTCAGACACGATGTCCCGCCACTTCTCTACTGAATAGGTAATCACGGCTTGGATGTCCGAATGTCAACGACCATGTGGATGCGGTCGCAGGGGGAGTTGTTGATCACTTCATGCTCTTCGGCGTTCTGGAACCACCAGGTCTCGCCTGGGGCCATGTAGACGTCCTCGTCGCCCGTGCGGAAGTACACTCCCGGGGCGCTTTGGAGCACCACATGGAAGCGATCCCAGTATTGGGCATGTTCCGGAGTATCCGCGTGCGGGAAGATGCGACCACCAGGGGCGATCTTGTTGACGATCACGCGCCCTAGGCGTTCGCCGCCCACGCGGGCCATGAGGCCCATGACGATGGGACGGGCTTCCGGGAGGGCCTTGTAGGCCTCCTGGTCAACGCACTCGTGCTGGTCGAAGTTCTCGAGGTGCTTCTTGAGGGCTTCTTCGGTTTCATGCACGGAGCGCGGAGGGAAGCGCAGGATGATCGACTCGATCTGCCCGAACGGCCCCTGGGGGTAGTCGCGCAGGTACGTGTCGGCCTTCCAGATCTCCGGACGGCGTTGGATTGCGAGGTTGAGCGGCACTGTGTCCAGGCCTACTCCGATTCGCATGAAGTTTTTCATTGCTCTCTCGATTTAAAAGGGTTACGTGACCCGCGCAGCAAGTTGCGTCAGTGCCGCGTTGATAGCGGCGACCGAACGCTCGAGCTTCTTTAGCTCTTCCTGAAGCCACTGGGCCTCGGATCCCTTTAATGGGGGCTGTGCTGCGCGGACGTAGTTCTGAAGTGGCGTGGTGTACGTGATGGCCATGGTTACCTCCTGGAGAGGGACTTGACCTCAACGTCCATGCCGGATAGCTGGAAGTTAGAGATCGAGGCGGTGCTGACCTTGTAGGACAGGTAGCGCCCTGAGACCATCATGTCCAGCTTGTAATCCGTCGCCGGGTTGAAGGTTGCTTTGTACCGATAGTTCGGCGTCTGCTCCGGGAGGTCCGAGGAGCCGAATTCGAACGTGAACGTCCCTGTGCTGTCGTCGAAGAACGACTCCGGGACCGCGCACTGGACCGTCTTGTAAGAACGCAGCGGGAGGCCCTGGGTATCCAAGGAGATCCCCACGCGTTCCACGTAGGCGGGCTTGAGCGTCTCGGTGTTGGCAGGGAGATTGACCAGGCCGACTGTAGGCAGGTCGACGGCATATACGCAGGAATCCGAGAGGCCCTTGGACTGGTCGTATACCCCGAGCATGATCGACAGCTTCGGCGTTCCACCGCCCGAGAAGCTCGAATAGGCTGTGTTGAACAGGGTGTAGCTGTTCGTGACGTCCGGGAACGAGTTCTTAACGAGCGAAGCATTGGCCTCTGCCCCACCGACGATGTTCGGCAGGTCCATGAACGACCAGGTGTCCGACTTGTAGTTGTACGTGGCTGCTTGGTTGCAGAATTGGGTGCCTGCGAAGGGCGCTTCGTCCTGCAAGGTCGCGTAGCAGAAGTGCAGTAGCTTCGACACGGAGTCGTGGGCCACGAAGCAGAACTGCTGCTTGTTGCGGTCCAGTGTGCTGAAGATGCGGCGACGGACGCGGCCATCTGCAATCGACTGGCGGCTGATGCCATCATGGACGTAGATGTCATTGTCGCCAAATACAAAGTGCTTGCTTTCGACCTCGACCGCACAGTTCGTGTTGATGATGCCGCCCTCGAAGGGGAGCCTGCGGAAGTTGAATACGTTCAGGTCGCCCGAGTACTCCATTAGCCACAACTGGTTCTGGGAGTAGATGATGAAGGCCTCGCCAAGGGAGAGACCATCACGGATCGGGTTCTTCATGTCACCGATGACATTCTCACCTGCCACGTAGTTCGTATTGCTCGGGTCCCACTGGAGACCGGAGACTGCGGTCGAGTACTGGAGCGGATTCGACCACTTGACCATGGTCGGGTAGTCCACGCCTGCCTTGTTCATACCGAGGCAGATGCAGTATCCCTTGAAGCCCCGAACGATGCTCGCCTGGTCCCCTGCGACCCAATCGCCTCCCATGAGGGAGTAGTTGGAATCGTGCTTGATGTTCCGAGCGTAGGGCACCATGCCCTTGCGGGCTAGGAACGAGAGACCAGCGACCTGGGCGTGGCTCCATGCATTGTCGTTCGTCACAGTCCCCGAGGTGGGGGTCTGGAAGGACATCACGTTGCCAGGGTAGGCACGGATTGTTCCATCGTTGTCGGCAACGAATACCGTCTCACCAGCAGTGGGGTCGGTGTAGCTACCGACAAAGCGAGAAGCGTTAGAGCTACCGCCCTCCGCAGAGTTGTAGACGGCTGTGTTTGCATCGTAGGTCCCTGCTGCCGCATCGTACGAGAGCGTCGAGCGGATCGGGGTGAAGAGTTGCTTGAAGACCGGGGCACGCTGCACGCGGCCTTCGGAGAAGATGACGTTGTTCGCCGCCGAGTAAGCACTGGGCGGAAGGTCATACGGGCTGGCGTCGGTGATTACCCCCACGCCCCCCAATTGGCGAAGCGGGAGGTTGGCCATTACAGTTTCATGATGTAGGCGAGAGCCAGGTACGGAGGAAGGCAGGAGTGCGTGTGATCGCCCACCTGGTTGATCGTGTGGACGTGACCTTGGGACACCACGGACGAGACCACAGACTGACCAGCACCCGCAGCGACTGCGAGAGAGGAGACCTGCAGGTTTGCCGTGGACTGGTTCTCAGTGTGCGTGTGAGCACCACTGAAGCCCGTAGAAACATCTCCACCGATTGCGGAGACCGCGTACTGGTCCCCTGCCCCGATGACGAACTTGTTCCGGAGATCCGGGGTCCCTTGGGTCCCATCGCACAGCGCGTAGCCCGTGGGGATCGCTGTTAGTGCGCCCGACCACATGATCACGGCCCCTTTCGGGATCGGGTTGTTCAGTTGGGTCGGGGTGGCGGTGACCTGGGAATCCAGGTTCGGGAAGGTATTCTGGAGAACCACCTTCAACATTCGGAGGTGATCGTCGGCCTGGGATACCGAGTCGGTCGACAGCGGGTTGGTGGAGACCAGTTGCGTGATGTACTGCGCGGATTCGATAGCCATGGGTTAGACCTTCATGATCAGTGCGAGCGCGTAGTAAGGAGGCCTATTCTCATGGCCCGCTCCGCTCCCCGTGGGATAGACGGTGATGTTGTGCTGGTGGTTACCGCCCCAGTCCGTATTGAAGGGGTGATTGTGACCACCTGCGGGGTCCGTGGGGGACATGTAGCGGCTGGTGCCATACCCAGTGCTGACCGGTACGCTGGCACCACCATTATCGGAACCTGCCTGCACGGAGCCGAGGTTCGGTAGCGTGTGCTGGTGATCCCCCACCGACCCGGTACTCCCGGTGTGAGAGTGGATCCCTTGGGTATCCGAGGAGGCCGCGTGACCGTGGGAGGGAAGTTGGTCGACCGTGAGTCCTACGAACGCAGCACCACCGGTATTGCCAACCGCGTACGACCCGCCAGAACCGACCACGAACCGGTCCCTTAGATCGGGGGTCGTGATATTGCCGGTACCGTCAGCCCGGGCTACCGTCTGCCCGTTGCAGAGTGCCCAGCCCGTGGGGACCGTAGCGCCCGACCACATTGCGATGAGACCCACCGGGGTCCCGTTGGAGAGATTTTCGTGCGTAGCGGAGACCACGCCCTTCACGTTCGCGAAGGTGTTCTTCAGGGTCGACTTCAACAGACGGATGTGATCGTCAGCGTACGCAATGGGATCGGAGCCAACCGGGTTGGTGGCTACCAGGTCCGAGATGTAAGTGCCAGTTTCGAGTGCCATGGGGGTATGTGCCCCAGGGGCACGTTAGGAGTTCTGTGGGGGGATGAGGTGGGGAGCGAACTGTTCAATCATTCGCTGGAGCGTGTAGCACATGGGTTCGCCATTGGCGTGGGCCGGGTTCATGCCTGCGTAGTCCAGGATGTCCAGGGCCGCGTGGCAGCACTCATGGACAAGCACGGACACATCGGACCCAGGCCGCACCCAGATGACGATCACCCGGGTCGAGGTACCCCAGCAGAGGCCGAGGGACCCCTCGAGGTCGAGGTTGAGATCGAACTTCTTCCCAAGGGCCTTGAGGGCCGTGTCGTCCTGTGTGAACCACACCTCGCGGCCCCAGGGGTGGGCCTGGTACTTGAGGACGTTCTTCATGGGGCTAAGTTGTACAACTTTGGGGGCACCCCGGGGGTACCGGGGGTACTTGGGGAAATTGGGGACGGGGTCACTTGAGGACCCGGCGGGGACCCCAGGGGGGTCTGTGTTTTGGGCGGAAGCCACCACTCAGCAATCCTCAACAACAACAACAACGGCTGAGGCTTTACCGGAGTTTTGGAAAGGCCTCCAAAAGGCGCATGGGGGGTACTGTCTGGCGGGGGATTCGATCCGCGCCGTGTGCCTTGCCCTTGCAACCCATTGATTCTTAACGGATTCGATCAGATGGGCTATCTGATGGACATGGAATCAGGCGTGATCTGCAGGCGTTTAGGGGTCTGTGGTGCGTGCCTGGGACCTGTGGTGATCCCAAGGGGTATTGGTGCCTGTGGTGATCCTCTAGTGGTGCGTGCGTGGCGTGGGGGATACAGGGGGCACCGAGGGTTAAAAATGGTTGCCTGGGAATGACCGTGACGTGTTTTCGACAGGCAGACGAATCTTTTTGCTGTACCTACTTGTACAACTCAAAACGCTTTGCTATAGTTCATCCATCGCAGCAATGAACACAAAGGAGTAACGAGATGAGCAAGACCGCAACGAAGCTTAACGAAGTCCGCAGTCGCCACGCAGCTAATGAACTGTGCGAAGTGATCCAGTGGTCAACCCTGCGCCTCCTCGCAGCCCGAATCTTCAGTGGCATGTACTTCTAAACAGTAACGAACACTAACGAATCTCAACGAATCCACGGGGAAACAAAATGGCAAAGAGCAGCGGGTACAACGGCCACAGAAACTGGAATCACTGGAATGTGTCGGTGTGGATCAACAATGACGAGACGCTGTATAACATGGCCCGCAACTACGTGATCTTCAAACAGCGTTCGTACAGTAAGGAAGAGTGCGCAAAAGCCATGCTGCGCGAACTGCATGCGGCAGGGATCACGAAGACCCCTGACGGCGCACCCTACTCTGTCTCGAGCATAAAGGCCGCAATGGTCCGCATGTGACTTGTACAACACACCACACTGTCATACAGGATCAAAATGTCCAGAAGAGTCATCCGCCGGTCACTAGTGCATCGGTGATCGGCTAAGGGAACCAAGGTAGTAGTCAGTTGCTGTAATCACTAAACACTTTGAGATAACACCATGCGAGTAGTAACGACGTGCCCAATTACCAAGTGCCCCCTGTACGTTTCTGACGTAAAGCCCAGTCTTCTTAACAAAGGTGCTTGCGGCGACTGGGGATACAGCCCTAAAGCGGAGCAGGCTGCAGACATGAGTATCAGTAAGGCGAGGGCCTGTCTTCGGGATATGCAAGCAACTGGTCGACGTCCCGTTATGTATTGAAGGTCGAAACCCCGCAAGGGGTCTCACGGTAACGCCGTGACTGATGAGACCAACACACTGGGGATTGATATGCAGACCGTGACGAATGAATACCTGATGGGCATCAAAGAAGGCCGCGCAATGTTTGAAAAGCACGGCGTGTCAATCGCCCAGGAAGAATTGGACAACATCAAGCGAACGATCATTGGATTCGCCGCTAACACGTCCGTGGGTCAAATGCTGCGCGGTGAGCGTGACTTCTGGGCCAACCAATTGAAGGCAGCTAGCAAGGCTAACGCGTGATCACTAATCGAATCGACCCTGCCGCGCTCCTTTTCGGTGCGGCTGTCTTTCTCTGCCTTGCGGGATGCGCGGGGCTTGTGTTGTCTATCTATCTTTGACCATCATGCAAACACTCCTCGTAGCCCCCAGAAACATCGAAGACATTACAGGCGTAGCATCTATCAAAATTGGCGTACGCAAGATCACCGCGTGCAATCACAAGCTAGAAAAGCTCTTTGAGTCTTCGCGCCGTGTTTCCGATGACGCTCCCATTGCATCCGCTTCGGCGTCCCAGGGGGGCTTCCTGGATCTCCTGAAACTCGTAGCGACCCGCGCGGCAACCAAGGGAGCAAAGCAATGACCCTAGATCAAATCATCCACGCCCTGCAGGTGTTGCGGGTAACGTCCGGTCTCAATGGCGCGAGCTACTCTAACGGTACGTTCGCCACGTATCAACCCGCTAAGGTGTCCGCATGAAAAACCCCGCAAATACAGCCGCTGAGAAATTCATCCGTAAGGCCGGGTTTAAAGTAACGCCCTACCACGGGAATTCGTACAAGCTCTATGACGAAGGGGGCATTTGCGCGACCATTGTTGATTTGCGTCGCAGTGTGTCAGAAGACAAGGTAATGCTTGTGGTCGATAAACTTAGCGGCAGCGCATCAAACTTCGGCGCTGCGTGTGACAAGCTCGACGGACAGGTAATCCACTACTGAAGTGCCAACAATGCGCCCGTCCGTTAAGCCAGTATCGCAGGCCCTTGAAGCGTACGCGAGGGCCATCAAACCCACGCCTGAGTTAGTCCACGCGCTGACCCAGGCGTTAGCATTGGAGCTATCCGCCACAATGGGTGGACAGGTAACGATCACTCTCCCGGGTAACGTCCGGATCACTAGGGGTACATAATGAACATCGCTACAGCATTGATCGCAGGTAACGGGAGGGTTGACCTCTTCGAGTTATCGCAAGGTTCCGACACGTTCGCTGTTTTCGCGAAGCAAACCCCAGGCGAGTGCCGTACCGGGCGCCTGTCCCTGTACATCAAAGCGAACAATGAAAAGGCGCAGCGCATTGGGTTCCACACGGACATCGGGACCGTAGAAGAGCTTATCGGGTACGTTCGCGACGAGCTTATCGAAGCGGCAGAGTGACACATGACGGCACATAGTGAAGCTCCTCAGTGACCCTGGGGAGCTTTTGCTATTTGTCGACGGTTTAGAAAGAGCGGCACCTTGCGTGCCTGTATGCGCACGCCTGTAGGCATTCCATCAGCTCCCTTGGGAACCCTCAGGGCTGTAGGCGTTCGTCCGTGCATACGTGATGCAGGGTATCTACAGGGCCGTTTAACGGGTTCGTGAGGGTCTGGAGGTGCCGACATAGCTTGGCACACTGCGGGCCGCTCTACGGGCCTGTAGACAAGCGAGGAAGCGAATGGCGATTAAGCTTCACAGGAGTTCTTACAGCCCTTTTGAGGGCCTGCCGATGGTTTGGCTACTACCCTACCAACCGACCCCTAGCGGAGGCATGGCGGGCCATTGGAGGCCTTGCAAACCCTATCCGTGCTTCGGAGGGGGGCTGACGTCTGCCGTGAGGCTCGGTGACGCACGACGAGGGGTGAAATCCGGTGATCTGAGGGGGGGGGGGGGTGTGCCCGAGGCGGGCTGAGAACTGGAAGGATAACCCCACGGTGCCCCTGAGGGCAGAGCGTGAGGCCGTAGGGGAAAATCCAGAAATTTAGGGCTACGAAAGTAGGCCCCCGTAAAAATTCTTTGGCCCTTTGGGAAAAGACCATTTTCACGTTGCTGGAAAATTGGCTCGAGTGTGCCCTCTCGGGAGCGAGAGAGAGTATCCGATTACGGTGGATTGCCGAACAATCGAAAGGGCACGCTCGAGCCTACCTATTGCGGGTAGACGAGGCCATGGCGTTGCACCATGGTCTTGGGGGACCCTCCCGGCTGGTATGGGAGGGCTAGGGTAGAAAGTGGAGCACAGCGAAGAACCCTGCGACCCCCAAGGCCCCAAGGACCGTGAAGGCCAGGGCTACCCTCGGGAACAACCCGAAGGCCAGGACGAGTAGAACGAAGCCGATGATGAAGTGCATGTTGGTCTCCCCAGTGACCGTGGTGTACCGTGGTTTACCAAGGAGTTTACGGTATCTGCTGAAGATTATGTAGAGGGAACTGGAGGGGAATGTGTGCGACAGTTCCGATAGCACCCATCGTCACTGACAACCGTTGAGGACACACCCGTTAGGGGTCCTGTTTGCTCTGGCGGGCAGCGAAGGAATCGAACCTCCTCGGTGCGGATTTGGAATCCGACTGGCAGCCTCTGCTACCACCCTTTGTGTACTGTGTTGTATTGTTCGGTGTTGTACAGGAAAAAGGACCATCACGGGAGTCCCTAGTATTCCCGAGGGCGACCATAGTTATGGTTGCTGTTGGCGCTGTGTCGCCTCGGTGTGTATAGGGTCCTGGGGACTCTCGTGGTGATCCAAGTGAATCAAAGGTACATCAGGTGTCCCTAGGAGTCCCTAGTAAAACACCATTATTACAATCATGAAAGATATATCTTAGGTTCTCTAAGGTCCTAGGATAACCCTAGGATCCTTGGGGTCTCTAAGGACCCCCTACCCCCGTGAGAAACTGGCTTGGGGTCTTCTCTACACCGGTGTCGACTAATTCAAATCTGGTCTGGATGGTCTTATTTCATGGTGCTGGTCTCGTTCCTGGTCGCCACCCAGGGGGGTATCGGCGGGTTCATAGGGGGTCTTCTCTACACCGGTGTCGACTAATTCAATCTGGAAGAATTTCCAAGGAAACCCCTGGTGAATCAAGGGGGTGTATTTAGTCGACACCGGTGTTGAACATAGGCATCAGTGCTTTTCTGTACAACATGGTGTTGCATAGATCATACCGATACGCTATATTGTCATCTCTTTATCGCACATCTCCCGGAGCATCGCATGAACCTGAATGATCTCGACCTGAACTACGCCCGCCAAGCTGATCTCGAAGCGTCGATGATCGAGCGTGGTGCCCAACGCTACGCCGACCAGAACGAGCGTGCTCTGCGTGATGGCGACATCAGCCGCCCCCAGGGCAAGCTCTTCGCCCAGGCATTCCAGAAGGCAGCGGTAGCCATCGGAGCGGCGGCGCTCACGGAAGCTGCCAAGGGCCGTGGTCGCCCTGCCCCGCACGCTAAGGCGCTGAAGTCCATCGACACTGACATGCTCACGGCCATTGTGCTCCGGAGCCTGTTCAACAGCGCCTCCACGGACCAGTCGATCACGTTCACGGCGCAACTCATCGGTTTCCACAGCGAGACCGAGATGGCCGTTGCAGCCCTGGCCGAGCAAGCCAAGGTGACAAACGACAAGGGCCTGAAGAAGCTGGTCAACCGCAAGGTAACCTCGGCCCGTGCCGGCCAGAAGAAGGGCGAAGAACTGCTTGAGGCTTGGGGATTCTCCGAGAACCCCGAAGACCAGATCAAGCTCGGCATGGGCCTGATCAACATCGTGCTGCCGGTGCTCGACATGTTCGACACAACGGACGGCAACAGTGTGGTCGGTGCGGCGGTCCTCAAGTTCACCGAGGAGGCCCAGACGGAGATGGACGATATGACCGAGATCCAGCAGTGGATGCACCCGATCTATCAGCCGATGGTCACCCGCCCGAACCCGTGGACGGACTTCAACACGGGAGCCTATAACGACCCGCGAGTGGCCAAGACGGTCAAGCTGATGGTCACCCCCAACGGACGCCAGCGCAAGCTGGTCGACGCCGCCATCAAGGCCAATGCCCCGTTCGTTCGTGCCCTGAACTCGGTGCAGGACGTCCCGCTGACCATTAACGCCAAGGTGCTTGCGGTGCTTGACCACTGCTTCTCCAACGGCCTCGCGGTGGGCAAGGTCCCAGGGAACCCTGTGGTTGTCCCGAAGGGCCTGGATCCGAAGGAAGCAGCGAAGAAGCGCAAGGACAACGATGCGACGCGTGCGACGCGCAACTCGATCCGGTCGGCCATCGCGGAAGCGAAGAACTACGTGGGCGCTCCCTTCTTTCAGCCGCACGTTCTGGACTGGCGGGGCCGCGTCTACGCGAAGCCGGGCTTCAATCACCAGCGCTCGGACTTCTGCAAGGGCCTGTATGAACTGGCCAACGGCGAAGTGTTGAACGAGGGCGGCGTCTACTGGCTCAAGTGGCACATCGCGACCACGGGCGCATTCAAGGTCGAGGGTGTGGCAGTCGACAAGATGCCCCACGACGAGCGCGTTAAGTGGACCGATGCGAACCTGTGGCTCGTCCGCGCAGTCGCTGAGGATCCCATCGCGTCCCTGGAACTCTGGAGAGGCGCTGACTCGCCCTTCTGCTTCCTGGCGGGGTGTCTCGCCCTGGAGTCGTATTTCCAGGACCCCACGGGCTACGTCTGCCGCATCCCTGTGGCCGTCGATGGTTCGTGCTCGGGCCTGCAGCACTTCTCGGCGCTCCTCCGTGACCCGGAAGGCGGTTCCTACGTGAACCTGCTGCCCTCGGAACTCCCGCAGGACGTCTACCGCAAGGCATCGACCATCGTGCTGC